TGAGGGTAGCATACCCTCACCGACATTGATTGTATTTAGTGTAGTATTTGATGCTTGTGTAGTTGAATAATCTTTTATGTTACTTGTCATCTAATCTCCTAAAAACCAAGAATATACTTTATTGTTTTCTTTATTTTTCTCATTAATTAAAGTGTTGATAGCTTCTTCAATTTGTCTTTGAAAAAACTCTTGTGTTTCAAAACTGTATCTAACATTGTCTATATCAGTTTTATCCGTCATCTTAAACCAATTTTTGTAGCAATTATATCTACTCCTTGAGCATGAGTCCAATTCACACCACTTGGAGTTACTACTTTAATTTTAAAATATCTCCCAGATTCTCTTACAGGATTATCCCCACTATCGTTCATTGTTGAAACAGAAGATTCTGTATCTGAGTCAGCTAGTCTTTCTTTGCTTTTTACAGTTACAGTAGCAGAAGCATCAACAATAGGTCTGACATTGGTTATACTACTTCTATGTCCTGTAAACAACTCTAATTGTCTAGTTTCTATTGTTCCTTGATTTTGATTACCTGAAAATATGGCAGCTTTAAAATCACTGTCTATAGCTCCAAGAAGTAATTGTCCTCCAGACCAAAAGTCAGTATCTAAAGCTATGTTAATATTTTCTAAATTTTCAGATAATAAATCCATCAATTCTACTGTGTAAGCACCTACGAACTGTGAAAATATTGTACTAGCACTAGCATCAGCCGTTGACCATTTTTGTGTAGCATAATTATAAATTAATATTTTATCACATATACCAGTTGTGTTTGCTGAATTAGAAGCTGAAGGATATAACCATAAAGCTAATTGATTGAATGGATCAACAGCAGCACATATTCTATCAGAAAATGCTTTGTTTAAATCTACATCAAAAAATCTATTAATTTTCTCAGCACCTATTGCAACTACGTTATCACCATTAATTTCAAAGAAACCATCATCAGCATAAAAGAATACTCTCCTATTATCTTGGCAAACTGTTCTACCATAAACAGCACCTCTGTTTGGAGATATAACTGACAATCTAAATACTGTTGCACCACCCACATAGTCCATACGAATAATTTGATTTTGTCTAAATACATAACCAATCTCACCTGAAGTTATGTGTACAATCTCTCCACCTGAACCTGGTAAGTCTTGTTGGTCAGCTTGTTTAGTTCCTGATTGCCAAGTACCAATATCATTAATACCTGACCATTGTATTCTATTTTGATTTGTAGGTTGATTACCTGTAACTAAAAAATCCCTTACAACACCTGAGACTCTAAATGTAGGAACACTTCCTGACGTTGCTATAGATGAAAGATTAGCAAAGTTAGTTGATGTTCCCATTAAATAATATTGAGGTGCATCAACACCATTACTTACTATGATGTAATTTCCAAATTGTGTAAATGTAAAATAATCTGAATTAGTACCTGTTAATGATCCTTTTCTTGAAGTAAATGTTCCTCCATCTAATTGATAGATGTCTGTATTTTTAGCAACAAAGTTAAATACAGCTCCAGCATTATTTCTAAATGAACCAGCACCTCTACTATCGGCACCAATATTATTAGAACTATAATTAACTAAAGCAGGAAATCTTTTGTAAGAATTTTGTGCATAATAAACATTGTTTGCTGTTATAGCACCAGGATTTAAATATTCAGGTTGATCTGGTAGCCATTCTCCAAAAGGTATTTGCATTAAAAATCCTAAGTATTATTATTTGTTACTTTTGTATGATCTGAAAAAGGAGCTTCCACTGTTACGTCTGTTCTGATTTGTAATGGAGAACCACTAAATTGATCTTCTCTATCATTTCTTTCTAATCTCTCAAGAGCTGTAGCATACATTTGTTGCCATTGTTGAATAAGTCTTGGTTCTACACCGCCTAAAAAATTAGCAGCATGATATAATGAGCCATATAAATAAATTGCAGGGTGGCTTGTTAAAATAAAGTTTGATGTATTTGAATCTGATAAAGGATCAAACTCTTTGTAAAAATTTAACGTACCTGAATAACTTCCAGAAGGGATAGGTGCAAATCTAAAATTATCTCCAAGTATAGTATAAACTTCAGGCATACCAGTTGTTGATGAACCTTTAATTTGATCCATTTGTGATGGAGTCATAAATGTTAAAGAATGTTTAGTTCCGCCATCTGTAATAAAAAAATCTCTTATTTGTAAAAACCCTGTAGGCAAAGCTACTGTTTCAGCATTTATTGTAATAGATGATTCGAAAATCATTTTTCTAATTCTTAATTTAGAATTAAAATCTTTTTCTGCAAGAACAATAAAATCTTCTATTTCTGTAGTAAGGTCTGATCTATTTAACCAATTTGCTATTGATGTTTTTAAAGTTGAATAACTACTTAATGCCATTATATTTTTCCTTCTGCTGTTTTAAAATATCTAAACTCACTACTATTTAATTTTTCTTTTAATATTTTTTTTTGAACTTCTTTTGGTAGTCCAAACCAATTACTATCACCATTGTATTCATTTGCCCATACAGATAATGCTATAGTAGGTATAGATGCTACTCTTTTAAGTTCTCTTGATTTTGAATAACCATCATTATGATTGTATAGAGCTTTATTATGTTGAAGGTGTGGGTTTATATTTACTTGTTCTTTGATGACAATTTTTTTCTCCATGTCATCTTTAGAATAAGTAGTTTGTTGCAAACCATCTTTAACAATATCTTTCATCTGCCTTGTCCTCTATATTTTTTTCTTCTTGGTATTCTTTTACTTATATTCTTTGTATGCCTACCAGGTCTTTTTTTTCTGGTGCGTTTTACATAATTTGAAACACCAAAAAGAGGTCTTTTTTTAGCCACTAAGCACTCATTTCAGTAACTGAAACATTACCACTGCCCAAAGCAGCCATTTTTTCACCAGGTGAAACCTTAAATATCTCAGGTTGATCTGCTGGTAAAAATATATCATTAGCTGTTGCAGTTGGTGATACAGCAAAAACAATATGTAAATCTGCATCAGAAGCTACTCTTACATATTCAGTTTGTGTACCAAACTTAGCAGCAGTTGCAGCAGATGAACCAGATGGTGATACTTTTTGTGTTGTTCCAGGTTTTAATCCATAATTAAAACTCATATTTTTCTCCTATTATTTTTGGGGGAACTTCCGCTAGGCATGAACCCCCAATTTATATTTATCTTCTTATAACAAATGTCACAAGTAATTTTTTAGCACCAGTAGAACCACCATTAGTGATCATTTCTATTGTGCCATCTTCTTCTACTCTGTTTGCAGCAGTTGGTGAAGCTGTATCAACAGTACTAGCAGCAGAGCCAGAGTGAGCTACAGTTATTCCACCGCCAGTTACAGCAGTACCACCTATTTCAAAAGTGATTGCTGCGTTACCGCCAGATATAGCACCTTGTAAAGCAGTTATAATTTTAACTATTTTACCGCCATCTGGTACACCAACAAAAGTTGATGAAGCTGTTGAAATATCTTCAATCTCAGCAGTTAAGAAGTAGTCGTTTAATGTTCTCATTTTTTTTCTCCGTTTGTCGTTCCGTCTATAACCTTACTAAGACTTCAACATTGGTTAAGTGATGGGGATGTAGTTTTTAAAGGTTACACCCCCTATCACAATTAAGATTATGATGTTGTTAAATCGTAAACAGCACCACTAGCTTTTTCGTTTCTTGACTCAAGAGTGTACTCAGCTACCATGAATCTTTGGTCTGCATCAGCAGTCTGTGCAGGATTCTGTAAACCGAAGTCTCTTAAGAAAGCAACAGCAAAAAAGTCCATCTCTAAAATTAGAGCATCTTGTCCTTTTTTTGCAGCAGTTGCGTTAGCACCTCTAATGAATCTATTAGGAGCAACTTGGAGTGTTCCAAAATCACTTTCATAGACATCAATAGATGTAACTAATCTTCTATCTTCTGCTTGGTCGAATCTAGTTGATCCGCCTGTGAAGCCAGATAGTTTTTGCTTGTTGAAAGCACCAACCATAACCATGTTTGGGTTTCCTCCAGCATCAAAACAACTTCTTAGAACACCTTTTAATTGGTCTTCTGTGAAAGCTCTTTGAGTACCATCTGTTCTTATTGCTCCAGCACCAGAACCAGAACCACCAGCACCTGCATCTACGTTAGTAGAAATCCAAGTTTGAACTCCTCCTAATTTTCTTGCAGTTGTTGCGTTTCCAGCCGCAGCAGCTACGTTAGATAAAAGAGCTGTTTCCATATCTCTTTTTAATTCTTTCGCAGATTTTGCTACTTGGTAAGCTAACTCATTGTTTCTTCCAGCAGATGTTACAGCATCATTTGTTCCTGATACTTGCACAGCTTTTGTAGAAATCTGAGTGTAGTTAGTTAGTTTAGTTGTTGCTGATAATGTTGGGTATGAGATTGAAGCACCTTCTACCGCAGCATTAGCCGCTACATCAGCCAAAGCATCTGTTTGCCATTGGTGAGATGTGTTAGTTGCTTTTGTCTTAGCAACCCCTGACATAAATGGAGTCTCTGTTGGACTTATTGAGTAAATAATGTCCGCTAGGTCTTCTCTTATGCCGACTGTTTGGTATGTTTGATATACAGCCATTTTTTTCTCCTCTTAGGTTAGTTGTTATAAATAACCTTTCAGAAGATCAACAGCATCTTTTGTGTTGCCTGACTTCCTCAAGGTTCTAATTTGAGCCAACCTTGATTTATTATCTTTTTCATCTTTTGTACTTTTAACACCTGATTTAACAACTTTTGATGGTTTGACAATTTTTTTTGCAAAATTAGTTTTCACTGGTTTTGCATTTTCAAAATATCTCATTCCATCTAAGACCACATCAAATTGTCTGCTATCATAAATAGCAGAAATTTCTTGATCTGAAAAACCTCTTTGTACAAGATAGTTTCTCATGTTCGTTTTAAGTGTAGCTCCTTTTAAAGGATCAGAAAAATTAGGATGCTTAATAGCAACCTTTCTTTGTTCTTCAACTACAACTTTCTGAAACTCTTGTTCTTGATGTCGTTTTAGTTTCTGTTGAGATTGCTGTATGCCTTCTCTCCTTCTTCTAAGCTTTCTTTCAATTTTAGCAGCTTCAGTTGGGTCTTCATCATAGAGTTTATCCAACTCTTTTGAATTAAGTTCGTTGTTTAATTCAGCATTAAGAGTAGCAGTAAGATTATTGAGATCGTCAATCTTAGTTGTGTACTCTTTTGACAAACGATCTTTGTCGAATTGCATCTGTCTTTTCTCAACAGCCAATTCTTCAGTTTTTCGTCTGTAGTCGGCATCTTTTTGATAACCTGCTTTTAATTCTTCAAGGTCAACTTCAATCTTTTCACCATTAACAATAATTTGGTGTAGATCAGTTTCTTGTTCTTCTTGAGCATTTGAATCTTCGGATGCTTCTTCTTGCACTGGAGCTTCCTGTTCAGGTTGAGCTTCAGGTTGTTGTTGAACCTTTTGATTATCTTCAGCTTTCGCTTCTGGTTCTTTGGATTCAACTGGTGCTTCTTCTTTTTGAGGTTTAGAAATTACTCCTTTAGAGTCTAATAAACCTTCAATATGTTTAGCAGCACCTTGTACTGAACTTTTGTTCAGTAACGGATTTGTTTCTGACATATAGTCTCCTATTGTTAAGCTCCCTAATGGGTTGGCTTATTCTAATCTTTTGACTAGAATTATTTTTCTTGTTGATTTTGGAAATCAGCTAATTGTTTTTCTGCTAATTTTCCTGTTTCAAGAATTTCTTTAAAATGCTGTTCTACTTTTCCTAGAACTTGGTAAGCTAACCATAATTTTTCTCTAGCTTCACCATCTTTTGCTCCAGTTTGTTCAAATAAAGCATTTGAATAAATTTTTTTAAGCTCCTGTATAGACTCTTGAAAAAGTTTATTCTGTAATATCTGTTTCGCCTGAGATGCTCTGCTCAATTCTTGGCTTCTCTTGGCTTTGTCTTTGTGGTTCATCTATACCTTGTATCTGCTTACCTAGCATATTAGCAGATTTTTGTGCTTCTTCAAGTATCTTACTATTATTTGATACAATCATCTTATCTA